CGTTCTTCGATCTGGCCGGGCATCCAAACAGATTGTTTTCCAGTCGTGGCGAGTTCCGGCCAGCGTTGCTGGGTGCCGGTGTATTTGATTTCAATGGGCATGGTGTGCGGGGCCTTGGATCGGTCACGAAAAACGGGGGCCGAAGCCCCCGTTGATTGATGATGGTTGTTTCCAAAATGGAAATAACCACTACACCGAGATCGGTGGTGGTGCTGTGCTATCAGCTCACAGCGATCTTCAGGAGCTTGATGCCTTCGGTGTTGCGCAGCTTGCCGCCGGTGCGGCGCCGGACGTAGAACTTGACGAAGCCCGGGGTGGTGATTTCGTCGCGGGTCATGCGCAGGCCGACGCGGTCGGCGATGAGGTAGCCTTCGCGGAAGTCGCCGAAGGCGAGCGGGAAGGCGTTGGCGGCGACGGTGGGCATGTCTTCCATTTCGGTAACGCCGTAGCCCATGAAGGTGTCGGGCTGGCCAGCGGAAAGGCTGGGCTGCCAGAGGTACTGGCCGGAGGTGTCCTTGTACTTGCGCAGGGAGGCAAGGAGCAGCTTGTTGGAGACCCAGTTGGCGTTGCGGCGGTAGCGGGCGCGCAGGCTGTAGATGAGGTCGTAGAGGGTGTCGAGGCTGGCCGGCAGGGCGGCGGCCTGGCCGCTGGCGATGTACTGCAGGGTGCCGAAGGCGCGGGAGCTGTCGGCGGTGGCGACGGGGGCGGGGCCGGCGAGGAAGCCGGTGGGCTTCTTGGTGCCGTTGCCGGAGACGAAGGCGGCGCCTTCGCCTTGGTCGATGGCGTCGGTGGAGGAGGTGACGAGCCAGTCTTCGACGTTGAAGAAGAGGTCGTCGAGGGACTCTTCGGAGGCCTGGGGCTTGGCGGAGGCCATGCCGAAGGTGGGGATGACTTCGTAGAGGTCGGAGGTGTTGGTCTGGTTACGGGTGTCGGCTTCACCGACCCATTCGAAGGCGGCGCCGTTGACGTCCACCAGCTCCTTGTAGTCGGTGGAGCCGACGGTGCGGACGGTGGCGATCTGGCGCATGGGGGAGACGTCGCGCAGGATGCGCAGGATGGTGCGCTCGAGGACTTCGGGGAGGGCGTAGCCACCGGCGGCGCCGGTGGTGGTGACGACCTGGGCGGCGCGGGCTTCGCGTTCGCCGGCCTTGGACTTGGCGGCCAGGAGGGCGCGGCCGGCGGATTCGACGCGGGACTTGCGCTCGGAGTCTTGCGGGGCGCGGATCCATTCGCAGAAGGCGGCCTTGTATTCGGCCTCTTCGCGGGATTCGGCGTTGCCGCCATCACCGCCGATGCCGGGGCGGGAGAGCTTGGTTTCGAGCTTTTCGAGGCGGGACTTGGCTTCGGTGATGGCGTTGATGTGTTCGTCGATGCGGGCGAGCTTGGCGTCGAGGGCTTCAGTGGAGCTGCCGGACTTGATGGCTTCGATGCGCTGGTCGTTGGTGTTCTTGTATTCCTCGAAGGCGGTGTTGATCTTGTCGATGGCGTCGGCGATGGTTTTGACGGTGGGGTCTTCGCGCTTTTCGCGGAAGCCGAGGGCGGCCTTGGCGTGGAAGGCGGCCATGTGGGCGGCCATGGTGGCGAGGAGCAGGGGGGAGCGGGTTTTCATGGTGGCGGTCCTTACTTGGTGTGGGTGAGGTTGTCGATGAGGCGTTGGGCGGCTTGCAGGGCTGCGGCGGCGGACTTGGCGGAATCTCTCCGGTCTTCGCCCATCCGCATGACGCGCGACACGAAGGCGGTGGCGTCGGCTTTGCTGAATCCGGCATCGCGCAGGACCAGTTCGGCATCTTTGGGGAGGTTGAGGGTGTCGGGGGTGGATTTGACGCTGGTGACGCGGGCGTCCTGGTTGGCGGGGAAGGTGACGAGGGAGACTTCCCAGAGGTCGACTTCGGTGAGGGTGCGGATGTCGGTTTCGACGTCGTAGCTCCAGGCCTTGGAGATGAAGCCGATGGAGAGGCCGTTGATGGCGCCCATCTTGAGGAGGGCGTGGGCCTCTTTGCCGCGGGAGGTTTCGAGGGCGAGTTGGCCCTTGACACGCAGGCCGCGGGTGTCTTCGACCATCTCTTGCCAGATGCCGATCGGCTTGTCGTCTTCGTGCTGCCAGAGGAGCGCGGGCATGGTGCCGGCTGCTTTGTGGGCGTTGAGGGTGGCGAGGAAGGCGCCGGGGACGATGATGTCGTCCCAGTTGTCTTTGACGCCAAAGACGCTGGCGTAGCCTTCGATGGTGCCGTCTTCGGCGGCTTTGACGCTGAGGGTGTAGGAGCGGGTTTGCCGGGCGCCGGGTTGGGCGGCGCGGCGTTCAAGCTTGCGCGGGGTCATTTTGGGTGCCTTCCGGTTTGACGGCGGTCATGTTGAGGGGGGAGAGGGGGACGTCGAGACCGGGGAGCGGGTCTTTGCCCTCCTCTTCGCGGAGTTCGTTGCCGGTGTAGATGCCCATTTCGCGCATGGTGCGGGCCCAGACGGCGCGGTCTTTCATGGAGCCGGCGCGGAGGTAGCGGGTGTCGAATTCGCAGAAGAGCGGGCCGGCGCCGTCGAGGAGGGTTTCGTCGAGGCGTTGGACCCAGGCTTGATGCCAGGGGGCCAGGGTGTGGATGAGGTGGGCGGCGAAGAAGGCTTCGGAGCTGGCGAAGGTGGCGGTTTTGTCGGCGTGGCCAACCATGATGGGGAAGACGCCAAAGATGCGGCAGATCTCTTCGATTTGCAGGCGGCGGGTTTCGACGTGCTGGGCGTCGACGCCGGTCATGGCGGTGCTGACCCACTTGGCGGAGCGGTCGAGGACGAAGGGGAGGCCGGCTTTGGTGGGGCCGCTGAGGCGGTCGCTGATCCACTTGGTGAGGCGGGCGTGTTGTTCTTCGTTGAGGTTGCCTTCGACGGTATAGACGCCGGAGGGGCGGAGGCCATTTTTGTGCATGGCTTCTTGGCTGCGCTCGGTGGCGATGGCGAGGCCGATGGCGGAGCGGGCGAGCTTGATGACGTCGTGGGCTTCGGCATAGTTGATCTGCAGGCCGTGAAGGACGAAGACGTCGTCGGGGCCGAAGTCGCCGATGAGGCCGAATTCGTCGTAGCAGCGGTAGCGGATGTCGTAGCGGGAGACTTTGCGGACGTCCCAGCGGCCGGGCTCGACGGGGATGAGCTCGCGCACGCGGCCGTTGGCGCCTTTGACTTTGATGGAGAGGGCGGACCCGGTGAGGACGGCGTGGGCGGTCATGAGCTGTCGCCACTCGAATGAGGTTTGCCATTCATTGGGCCGCCCGCCGGCAGCGTATCGCGCTTGAGCCTGTCCAGATCTTCATCCTGGCCAGTATCTTCGGGTGGACTCACACCGAAACCGGCAAGCGCCGCTTCCGCGAGGCCGACGTCTTCATCCCCCGCAAGAACGCTAAATCAACGCTCGCCGCCGGAATCGGCCTCTACATGCTAGCCGCCGACGGCGAGTACGGCGCCGAAGTCTATTCCGGCGCCACCTCGCAAGATCAAGCAATGGAAGTGTTTCGGCCCGCGCTCCTTATGGCCCGCGCCACGCCCGGCTTCCTCACTCGCTACGGCGTCACTCCCAATGCCTCAAACCTCTCCATTGGCTCCAACAACTCCAAGTTCGAGCCTGTAATCGGCAAGCCCGGCGACGGTGCCTCACCCTCCTGCGCCATTGTCGACGAATACCACGAACACAAAACGCCCGACCTCTACGACACGATGAAGACCGGCATGGGCGCCCGCTCGCAGCCCCTGCTGCTCGTCATCACCACCGCGGGTGTCGATATCTCCGGCCCCTGCTACCTGCACCAGCATGAGCTTCAGAAGATCCTCGAAGGCCTCATCGACAACGAACGCCGCTTCGGCATCATCTTCGGAATCGACGACGGCGACGACCCCTTCACCGAAGCTGCCATCGAAAAGTCAAACCCGCTCCTCGGCATCTCCATCAACCGCGACTTCCTCCTCGCCCAGATGCACGATGCCAAGCAAGACCCCCGCAAGCAAAACGTCTTCAAGACCAAGCACCACAACATATGGGTCGGTGCCGCCTCCCCCTGGCTTAACCTCGCCAACCTGCAAACCTGCGGCGACCCCACGCTCCGCCTGCAAGACTTCGCTGGCCAGTCGTGCATCGTGGGTCTGGACCTCGCCAGCAAAGTCGATATCGCATCCTGCGTTTTCCACTTCCGCGAGCCCGGCCCTGACGGCCCCGACTCCGACACCTACACCACCATCAGCCGCAACTACGTCCCCGAGTCTGCGGTGCTGAAGCCCGAAAATGCCCACTATCAAGCCTGGGTCAATGCCGGCCACCTCATCCAGACCCCCGGCAACATGATTTCCCTCAGCCAGATCGAGGAAGACATCAAAGCCGCTCAGGCGGAATACAGCATCAGCATTGCCGAAGTCGCCAAAGA